CATATTATTTTATCTCCACAAGGTTTGTATCTTCGGCTATGACCGTTTCTCCGGTTGGCATAATCATTATATTAACCTTATTTGTCCGGTTAAACGTCTTGGTTTCGTAGCCAAAGCAGTAAACGGTAATAAATACTTCTTGGTCTGTGCCGATATTCAAGCGTGACCGCTTGTAATAGTGAATCAACTTCATTTTTTCGGGGTTAAAGAGCAGGGTGTAGGCGGGTTTACCGTCAGAAACCATCTTAAAAACGGTTAATTCACTTTGGTTAATCTCTTGGAATTGGTGGAAGAAACCCTTGTCGTCAAATTGTTTGAGAACCGTACCATCTTGGTAGTGTGCTTCCCACCTCCAAGCCTCTAAGTTGACCGTTTCAGGTTGTCCATCTCTTACAAAAACATAATTCATTGTATTGTCCTTGATTACACATTGTATTGTGGTTATTTTTTAGCTTCGCCTCTTTCTAAAGCACTCTGCGAGATGAGTTCAAACCGGGGGTCTATGGCGACTTGGTGTTCAAACTGATTGGGTTTGAATCCGGTAGTGCAGGTGTGGGTAAGGTATTCGTCTGTATCAGTAAAGGTCTTTTCACAAATTGAACAAATGTCTGCCATATTTAAGCCGTTTCGTCATATTGATAACTTTGAGTTGAAGTTGAACCAGCCGTATCAGCTACGTTGGTAATTACTTGGTGTCCTAAATAGTCAGAGTAACCGGTAGCCAAGAGTGAGCCGGTGAGAGAACCGGAGATTCCCAAGTTGGTTGCACCGGGATTGGAAGTAGGCATAGTTTGGTCAACGTCAGTTACGGCAGTTGTGACTGGAGTGGCGTAAGTTAAAGCCCCGACATATCCAGAAGTACGAGCGTTGGTAACATGAGTGGCTAATCCGCCTAATGCTCCAGTACGCCATACTTTGATAGCGTCAATCTTTGACGAACCGCCCATAGCGGTCACATGAATCCGTTGGTACTTGATGTAAGTGCGGTTACCGGGAGTAATGGGATAGGTCACCGGGTTCAGATTTGCCGCATCAGTATTCCCCATGTTGGTATTGGTGAAGTTATGCGTTACGGTTTCACCTACACCGTTTGATTCGCAGATTTCGATTGTTGCCGCCATATTTTTATTCCTTTACTAATTAAATATACCTTATGCCTGTTGTGACAGTAAGAGGAATCTTAATGTCTTGGCAGACAAATCAGTATTCAACTGTGAAATCGTATTTGCTCCGTTTGCGGTTGAGGCAAACCTAGCAGTATCGTCAGTTGAATCTGTCACATTAAAGGCAAAAAGCAAAATATCTCCGGCGGCTACGCCAGTAACGGTGGCGTTGGTAGCCCCACCAGAAGCGTTTGCTCCTAATCCAGAGAAACTAATGATTAAATTGGTTGCCACATGAGTTCCATGCACCTGTCCTGCCCCGATTGTGGTGGTAATTCCACTAGTTCCAGTTCCAGATACCGCCCCGGAGAGGGTAATGGTTTGGTCGCCAGAGTTATTGCCGGTTAAGCCCAAGTCAGTCTTGAGGGTAGCAACAGTATTGACTTCGGGTACTCCAGCACTAGCGGTTTTTCGGTAAATGAGTGAGGCAGTCGCCATGTTCGCCATCTTGGCTAGGGTAACTGAACCATCTTGCAAATCAGTCCCGGAAGTTTCACCAAGTAAATCCCAGGTGGCTACGGTAGTAGAGCCAACATTTTCGTACATCCCTTTAGTGGTTGCGTCAGTCTTGATGAAAGTAGCCCCCTTGCGGAAACCGGCATAACCGGTTGGTACGGTTAGACCAGAGGCAGAGGTAATTAAACCATCTTCACCAACGGAAATGACTAGGTTAGTTAAATAGGGAGCGAGTGAAGTGAGAAAGGCAGTTTGAGTGGTGGTTCTTTGAGCCGAGGGTATGGCTTGAATAGCGTCAATCTTATCTTGGGTTGATTGCGGTAAATCCGACTTGAGTTCAAATATCATAGTTTGTTCCTCTAATTATGTTAATTAGTTTGCTCATGTCTGGAGAGAGGGAAAGGCTCTCTCCAGCGTATTAACAAACTATTAAACGTACAAGAGGGCGAGGGTCGCCATCTTTCGGCGTTCATCTACGACTTTTGCACCATAGATGTTCAAGCCTTTGTAGGCTTTACCGAAGTTGCCGATTAAGTCCTCAATCCCTGATTCAGTCCACCCCATAGCAAAGGTGAGCCAAGATTTGTGACAGGCGATTATCTGGTAGCCGTCTGTGTTGTTACCGGCGACCTGATTGCTCATGTAAATCTTGAAACCTAGCAAATCTCCGACATAGCCCCTGCGGACTACTTCGTTGTTGAGGTCTACTGGAGCAGTTAATTCGGTAGATTGAACCAAGATGGCGTAGATAGCCGGGTTCACTACCAAATATCTGTCCTCCAGAGGTGCTTGGGCTTCGTTCAACTTCTGTTGGAGTTGAGCCACCTGACCGTAGATGAGGGATTTTGAGGTTTGGACTTTGGTTAAGGATTCAATCACGAAAGCAGTACCTCCAGCGATTGCTCCACCGGTGTAAGCCGAAGCTACATCATCTTTATCATCTTCAATGACGATTTCAGATGTTGAGTTGTAGGCTTTCACCCGATACCACTTGGTATGACCAACTGCTTTGAAACCTAACCCAACCATACTAGCTAAGAAGCCAGTTCCAGAATGGGTCACAACTCCTGTGGTAACGGCTACGGTAACTGTGCCGGTCGTAAAGTTCGTACCAACCCGATTACCCGAAGCCACATCAGCCCCAAAACTTAAAACGTAAGCGTCAACCTCTTGTTTCAGAGTTTTGGCGATAGTTTCAAGTAATGAACCTTCTGGATTCTTAATCCAAGAGTGGAACTTTTGGAGAGATTTAATTTTGAAGTAATAGAACCGTTGGACATCAGTAGACAAGATACCAACCGATTCGGTTGCGTCATCTGGAGTACCCATATCTGCACCGGTGTACTGGTGTAGAGCGATTGCCCCGAAGGTCAAGATATTGAGTTTACTCAACTTATCTTTGATTTCACCTTCGTAGTCTTGGTTGGTAATATCCATTGCCAAGGACTTTTCAAAGAACAGGGAAATAACTTTTTGCGAAAAACCTTCCGCAAGTGTGGTGGCGTAGGTAGCCATATTTTTCTCCTAATAAATAATTATTACCTACCGTTCTCACATAGGAGAGTTTGGCTACTGCCTTGAATATCGACCATTAAACCAATAATGTCAAGGACTTCCCTAAATCTTTATCTTGATTTTCCCTGCCCGAACCAATTTTAGGAACTTAGTGGGATTTTCTTCACGCATTTTCTTAATAAGGTCTGCGTCTAAACCATCTTTAGGGGCTGGATTGTCACCAGCACTACTGCCGGAGTGGAATAAGTTGCGTTTTTTAGCCGGTGGAGGATTGTCAAAAAGATAGATTTTGCCCAATTCTTCTAAGGGTCTACCTTTGCGGGAGGGTCTGGTAGCAAACTTAATGAAATCTTCCTCTCGACCAACTATATCTGGAAGCAAAATGGGCATATCATCAGCCACAAAGACATTTACCTTCTCCGCCCACTCCCTATCGTTGTTAAACTTATTGGTGTTATTCTTGATTTCTTGAACTTCTTGGTCTAATTCTTCGGCTCTTTTAATGGCTCTTTGTTCGCCGGTGGTCATTTCCTCCCAATCGGGGTACTTTTTGGTTAAAAAGACCTCATCAATGACAATTTTCTTCTCTTTTTCGGCTTCAATCTCGTCTAATTTAGACTTTAAGACCATAGCCTCTTTTTGGGATTCCTTAAACTTGGTTTCGTAGTCAATTTTGGGCTTTTCCGGTTCTTTTTCCTTTTCCGGTTCTTCTATTTTCTCAATTTCTGCGTCTAAATTAGATTGCTCCTCATTCGCCGCTTCATCAATCGCTTCTAAATCAACTTCGGGCTTCTCTTGAATCCCTACTGTTTTTGGCATATCGTTCCTTTCGGGGTTTGATATTTATTATTTTCTCAAAAAGATTCTAACGTGAGCCTTCATTTCGGCTTGGGTCATGTAGTCTAATCTTGACCGGAGAAAGGCTTTTTCGTCTTTGGTTAAATCCATTACTGGTTTGTCCAGTAATTCTTCAAAGACTTTCCGGGTTTCCGGGTCTAGGGTACTTTTGGCGTATTTCATATTCGTTGCTTATAAAATTGTTCCAGCGATTCCCTTGCCCTTTCGGGGCTTAATAAGAACGCTTCTAAGACTAAAAAGTTCTTCAATCGGGCTTTCAAACCAATGGATTCGGGAGATTTTTCCTTCGTATCAACTAAGGCTCTTTCGATATTTAATATCATTTTCCGCACAAAGATTTTGGTATCTTCTATGCTGATAGATTTGCCTTGGAGTATCTCAAGGTGTTCGGTATAAGTTTTAACTTCCTCTGGTTCAAGTTTATCAAATCCGCCTAATTTAGCGACCACATCATCAATAATGGTACTCATAAAACCATTCTACACTATTTTCGTTTTGAGGGTTTCCAGCCATGCTCAATCCCTCGCAGGAGATTGGCTTGTTTGGTGGCTTTTAGTTTAGTAGTTTTTCGGGCGTGAACCATATTGGGGGTCTTGACCCGATACCCACCCCTAACCTTAGTTACTTTAACCGGCATATTGCCTCCTATTTCTTTTTACCACCACCGCATTTTTTGGTATAAATCATACCCCTCCTAATTTATTTATATCCGTCATCATGGGAGGGGCAACCGGTACGCCGGGAGTGCCGGGGGAATTAAGCCGATTAGGGAGCGGTTCAGAGAGCATGGGGGGGACTGAACTGTCCTCGCTCATAATTTCTTTGACCTCATCAGGATTAAGCGACCCCATATCAAGTAATTTCTTTTTAATAATCTTGTCTAAGGTTTGGTTATTGGGCATAAACGTCTTAACGGCGTTTAACTTCTGGATTTGGTCGAGGTCTTGTTCACTTTTATCCTTCTTGCTAATCACCTTAACCCCATAACCTAATTTAGCTTTCCAGCCTTGAGGGTTAATCTTAATGTTGAAGATATTGTCGGTTTGACGACCCTTCTTAAAGATTCTGGTGGCTTCAATCTCCTCACCCATAGCTTCCAACAGCTTGACATACTTCCTGCCGATATTGAGCCATGCTTGTTGATAGTAAAGGCTCATGGATTGAATCCGGTCGAGGGCGTTGTTGGATAAAATCTCCACCTCACCTAAAGTAATTCTCTTTTTCTCCGGTACGCCTTGGGTGATAGCCGTTGCCGCACTTGCTTTTTCGGCAACCGAAATGACAAAGTTAATTTCTTCCAAATTGCCTTTGAGTTCGGGGATATTGATAGACTTAATTAAATCATTGGGATTGCCGGGAATCGGATACCAGCCCCACGCTTTCGGTTCAAACGTCTGCGGAATAAATGCCCCATCTTCACCGGCTAGACTACTATTATAGTAATTCATGCCAAAGTTCCGCATGGTTCGGTTCTCGACTGTTTGGGAGAACCAGCTATTCACAATTTTATTGGGAATCCTAACCGAATCGCCTACCCCATCATTCCAGAAATCACGATTTTCGACATCTTCACCCCAAGATTCAAAGGGTAAATGGTATCGCCAAAAGTGGTCGGGGCAGTTTTGGTTCTTATCTATTACGTTTTCGAGAGTGTCAGCGAATAAGATTCTTCGCATGGGTTTGCCCTCAACTACAATTTGCCCGGAAACGGTAAAGATGTATTCTTCCTCCTCAATATCGGGATTGTAAATCTTAATGAAGCCCTCTTGCATTTGGACTAGGGTTTGCCCCAAAGCCGGAGCGTTGGCGTAATCATCACCCAAATCTAACATGGCTTCATTCTTCACTCTAAACTTCTCCTCGGCTTGACCGGCTAAGACTAAGCCTTGGTCAGTCTTGAAGAACTCCTCAAACTCGGCGACAACGGTTTGGTCGTACATGGCATTTTGCTTCATGTCGGAGAGGGTTTCAAAGATATTGTCTTGGATTAGGTATCTAGCCGAATCTATATCGGTCGGGTCAACGAACCTATCTATTCTAATATCCACCGGGTCAACGATATGGAACTTCACTTTGGATTGGACTACATTTAACTTCTCAAAAGTCCGCCCAAATAACATGACTTGCTTCTTATCAACTTTATCTTTTAACTCTAAATTGTTATCCGCCTTAACCACATCAGTCCAATAAAGGTTGTAATAGACTTCTTTTTGCTTGTCGTTATCCAAATTAACAAAGATAAGGTCAATAAAATCGTCAATTTTGGAAAGTAAGGTCTTAATTATCTGCTTCATTAGGGGGATATTGACTGATTGGCGTTGGGTTAGCCGGTTCACAATCACTTTATCCCGGTACAATTCGTAATTCTCTTTCCAGTCGTCATGCCT